CTTGGGTGATGCGTGCTTGTGAGATGCGAGCCTGCATCAAGGTTGCGAGTATCGATCGGTCAAGATTCATCCGTAACGCCTCCGCAAGAAGTCAATCGATACCGGCATTTCGTCGTAGCTTCCGGCCTTGACTTCATGCAACATGTACATGCCGCGCCAATGCTTATTGGTGAACGGTGACAGGTAGTCGTACTCGTGCTGGTAGAACGACCCGCTAATGATCGCGGTCATGTCAGTGCCATCGGCCCGCTTGGCGAAGTCGATCATGCGTCCCTGCTGATGTCCCGCGAAGGCTGACATGTGCAACCGTGACAGCAGCGTGCGTGCTGCGGTGATCGGTCGACCCATGATGCCGGACGGAAAGAAGTGACAAAAGGCAGTGCCCGCGATGTTCACCGGCTGCATGAACTCGAAGACTTGCCAGCCGTACTCGGGCAGCTTCAGATCGTCGAGGCTCATATGCCCCTGAAGGATGGGATTCTCTTCGACGAAGCGATCAATGAAGGCCTCATGGTTGCCCAGCGTGAATACCTTGGTCGGGTCATAGCCTGCCTCATCCCGGATGGGCGTGAGAAACAGTTGCATAGCTTGGTGGAACGCGTTTAGGTCATCCTTGTACCGGCGCCCTTCCCAGCTTGCGTACCCTTGACCTTGTCCCCAGCGCGACAGTGACGGGAAGTCACCGAAGTCACCAATGCAGACAATGATGTCCGGCCGCTTCTCGCACAGATACTGCCCGGCCCATGTCAAATGCTCCATGGGTACACCCGGCATGGCTTGCACGTCGGGGATTACAGCGATCTTGTAGCCGTGCTCGGGCATCGGTGGCAGCTTGGCCAGTTCAGAAGCAAGGCCTATCGGCAGATTCGCCGCGGTTATCTGCTTCTTGACCGGCTTAATCTTCTCTTCTTTCTTCTTGGTCATAGTCCTCCAATTTCATTCATGAACACCACGAAAACCGTCAGCGCGAACACAATCACGAACGCGTCAAGCGTCCAGTCCAGAACCCGGACGGCCATGCGCAGTGCTCGACCGGTCCGGGTTGCAGGCCTTAGATAATCATACCACATATTTCGGGTATGTACCAACGTCGCGCGCTGCGTCTAACTCGCGTTGCAGGTTGGCTAGCGCACGCCATGCGACCTTCGCGGACTCGCGCAGGCCATCGGTGTCGAAGCCACCCGCGTTCGGCAAGTGTCTCATGAGTGCATCTAACTCGTCGCTGCTCTTGGCCTTGGCCCAGTGGATAGGCTCCCCTGGATTGTGTTGCTCGTTGGCGACGCGCGAGACGTTGGCCACTTCCATCAGCGCATCAGGAAAGTACAGCATGACGCCACGGTACAGCGGTCGCGCCTTGCGCCACGCTGCGACCACCGTGGCAGCAATATCCCGATTGGTCATGTACTTGGGTGTAGGGTTGGCTTTCATAGTGTGATGGCTTCCTTTGGTTTAACAAACGGCACACCCTTAGTGCGGGCAATGCGAAACGGTTTCCCGTCGGCTGTCAGTTGGGCGGACTCGTGGACATCACGATACTCGCGACGCCGGATCAGTTCGTCGACCTTCTCGTCAACTCCCGGCATTGGTATCGTCACGAACTTGCACGGCGCATAGATGACACGGCCGCGTAAGCGCCTGGTGACGGCTTGCTTGGCGCGCTCGCGGCGTTCACGATACACGGCGTATGGCTCGGCGCCGGAGTTATCCGGCCCCGCTGGCTGACGTGCTGGTGTATTCCCGGTCATCGGGCACCACCCATGATCGTATCAAGCGTAAAGATAGCGTCCGCAAGCTTCGTGTTACGCCAGCCGATGGCCGCGTGAATCATCGGGTGTTTGTCATGCGGGTTACTGCCGTCCGGCTCGATAATTACAACGGTCGGAATTTGAAAAGCGTGAGTCCATGCAAACTCCATGGCTGTACCTGCACTCAAATACTCGGTACCCCATAGATTCGCGAGCACGATATCGGAGCGCTTTACGTCGTTGTAGTCACGAGACAAGATACCTTTCGGAGTATAGAACGGCCCCTTGTCGACAAACTCATTGCAGTCGTCTCCGATAGCTTGGCCTTTCAGTTCCACTTTACCGCGTAACGGGTTGAGGACGGCGTACCCCAGATCGTGCAGAATAACCGCAGCCTGACCGCGCCACTCAAACGCATCGCCTGCGTCAGTGTTCGCGATCGGTCCGGCCAGATATATGGTGCCTCGCTTCATAGGATGTCCTTGAGTGTTGGCAAATCCCATCCCATGCCTCGGGACTGTGCCATCATATTGAAAAATGTATCTGCGGATAGTAACACCATCCAATCGGTACGCCCATCCTCACGCATGGCCACAGCGGGGAACCGACAGCCATCGTATCGACCTGTAGCCAATGCTTCCTCGGCTTGGTCTAAGAATGAGCGTACCGCGATACCCTTACGGCGCTTAACTTCGAACAAGAAGGGAGGCGCCGGAACGTCGCCGCCTTTGTCCCTTGTTTGCTCAAGGTCGCGTTTGGCCTTGACGGGAATGTGCGTATTCAGTTCCTTGCACCATTCCCGCTCGCCTACGGCACCCTTGTTGCGTTGACTCTTACCCAAACCAGTGTTCGATATCGGTCGGGAATGCCATCCCTTCCGGATTCGGGCGAACGTGCTCGCTCACCTCTTTCACGATGGCTTCGGCATCATCCCGGACATTATCGAGCGCCGCCGCAAAGTTTGTGGCCACCTGACGTGCGTTGTCGCGCTCGGCTGTCACCTTGGTGATGGACGCGTATCGATCGGTTGCGATCTGACGTACGCGTTTCAGCTCGGCTTCGGCAACTTGAGCCCGTACGCTTGCGACCTTGCGCGCCTCTTCGCATGTCTCTAACTTCGTGGCCAGTAAGTCGGCTGCCTCACGGTGCGTGTCGCTGACGATAACCAGCGGCTCGATACGCTTGCTCTTGGCGTCGCGCAGTTCCTTGTACAGTGATTCGACCACTCGTTGCGCTTGGTCGCGTTGATCTGCCAGGACGATGTTTTGATCGGTGACCCGGATGATTTCATTGCACGCGCCATCGTTGAGCGCTACCACGCGTCGAAGTTCGGCGCGCAGGTCGGTGACCTCAGATGCCAATAAATTGATGGTGGCAGTCCACTCGCGTTGCGCGTTAAAGAAATTGTGGATAGTTGCGCCTTGTGTGTCGATGCGGCGTTGCATGTCTTTCGCTGCATCTGCCAAAACCCATCCCATGTCGGCGGTGAGTTTGTCGTTGTTGTCACTCATTCGTCAGTCCCTTTCGTTTTGTCGCGCTTGGCTTCTGATCGCAGACGCTGCTGCTCGTCTCCGTCAATCATGCAGTAGCCGAAACACTGTACGCAATCGCACCCCATTATTGGCATGCCTCGGCGCCCGTTGTCAACTACGGCGGACGGTGTATCGTTATTCAATTTCACTGTCATAATTCTACTCCCTGTTTTGGTTGGTGTCAAGCAGTTCGGTTGATAACCCTGGCCACGCTGGCAGCATACCACTTACCGCCGCGCGGTGTCCTGATGCCACGTTCATTCAATTCGTGCGCCACGGCTTGCAGGGTAGTATACCCCGTGCGCCTCAATTCGCGAATGATGGGAATTACTAGCCGCGCGCTATAGTCGGCCTTCGCTTTAACTGCGCGCGTCTGACTCGTGCGGTCTGTGTGTCCGCGTAAGGCTCGCGCGCCGTTAGGGTTGCCAAGCTTCACGCCTCGTGACTTGGCGACAGCAAGCGCGGCCTTGGTGCGCTGGCTGATGGCTTCACGCTCGTGCTGTGCTATCAACGCCATGACGCCAATGGTTAGCGCGTTAGCGTCCGGCATATCGGCTGCCACGAACTGAACGCCGGAGTCTTTCAACGTCAGCAGGAAAGCGGCATTCCTTGACAGCCGATCAAGCTTGGCTATCACGAGACGCGCACCCGTCAACCGGCACTCAAGGATTGCGGCTTCAAGCTTCGGGCGATCGTTGACCTTGCCAGATTCGACTTCGGTGAACTCGGTCGTCGGCTCGCCGTTCAGGTATTGCCTGACCGCGACGCGCTGCGCCTCAAGGCCGAGTCCTGATTGGCCTTGGCGCAACGTGCTCACTCTGTAGTATGCGATGTTCACGTTAAATCGCCCATCCGCGAGCTAGTGCGATCTGTCGCGCGTATTCAGTAGCGGCTAACTGTTCAAGGCGCGTTTCTCGGCCTTCTTCGTGATTGTTCCAGTGGTCTAAAGCCGCGTCATACCGAAACTCTCGGCAACCGACTCGAATACTTAATCGGTCATGGCGCAACCACGCGAATGCCGTCCAATTTGAGGGAAACCCTAGTGCAATGATACCGCTTGTACCGATCAGGTTCGCACCGCGCAGGTTCGCATCGATCAGGTCCGCACGGATCAGGTTCGCATCGATCAGGTTCGCACCGCGCAGGTTCGCACCGCGCAGGTTCGCACCGATCAGGTTCGCATCGATCAGGTTCGCATCGTGCAGGTCCGCATCGCGCAGGTCCGCACGGATCAGGTTCGCATCGATCAGGTTCGCATCGATCAGGTCCGCACGACACAGCTTCGCATCGATC